TGTAAAGTGCGAATGTCTGTGCATCTCACCTACAACTACCATACCTTCTGGTAAAAACAGAGAGCGAAGATACATACCATCAGCAAAGTAGTGTATAGGCTCTAAGTCTTCTTTAGTTAGTCTATCTTCTTCTGGCAAGGCTAGTATTGCTTCTTGCAGACTGAATGTCTTTTGAAGTATATTCTTACCTTCTTGTGTATTGAGTAATTCGTTAATCACATTTTACCTCTCATGGTAAAGTTCACACTATACCCTAATAACTGTAAGTCTTTTTCTGCTTCTGTTCTGAATACGAATTGTACAGAGTCACCGTTACCTCGAATATTAAACTTCTTAGAGATTAAGCTCTCCCCTGTATCAAATGTATAAGGGTAAGCATCAGGGATAAAACCTCTTTGCATTGGCTTGTATAACTGCATCTCCTTACCTTTACCACCACTAGGGAGTACACCCATAAACTTACCAAAAGAACTTGTGTTATCGAAGTCCCATCTAGCTTGGAATAAGCAACTGCTAGGGTAGTCATATACATAGGTGTTATCAGTGTAAGCAGTAATCTCTGTCTCTGTTTTACGGAAATAAACTTTGGCTTGGTTAATAGATTTCTTGTTAGCAAACTTACCTAGCGTTTCAAATCCAGATATTAAGAAAGCAGTTTGGTCTTCTCCAAAATCTTTAAATTGCCTATTCCCTGTATTGGAGAAATTGTAATCTATACTTAATGCATCTCCAGCTGGTACAGCAGAAGGATAATAAACAGCATTCTCTATACTGAAAGGAGTCTTTAGGCATGTAGTAGTACTGGCAGATTTCTGTGGATAGAAAGCTCCTAGTCTAGTATCGAATACTAAGCCTTTCCCACCAATTTCAGGTGTCCACCATATACACTGCTTCTGGCCTTCATCGTATATACCTTCCATTTTCTTCCCTGCATAATTTGCTAGGAAGTAACTTCGCATACGCTCTTCTGATATATCCGTCACTTGTAAGTTATTAAACTCATTAGCAGTTAGTGCCATTATTCCATTATTGGCAAAGTAATAGACTACATTCTGCCCTTCGACAATACTCTTAGTACTCTCTATCCCTCTGTCACTAATCTTCTGTACGTTATAAGCTGTAGCCGTAAAGCCACCTTCGGCATTAGATATATACCATACACCATTACCTGCAAAGACAATAACACCGCTTCTGAAAGCTTTCATAGCTTTAATGTTACGGCTATCTTCTAACTCTAGTACACCACCATCTGTATCTAATAAGTCAGGTATCTCACTACTAGTAGGGTCATTACTTTGGTAGCATCTCCCTGTATCATTGGGGCTAATTAGCACTTGTGAATAATAAACAAAACTATCCACTGCGTAAAAGAATCTACCAAAGGCACTTGTACATGCCACTGGATTTTTATAATTACGTTTAGGTGTATTCACTGCCATTATGGTATCTCAAATCCTGGGGGTAAGTCTTCTTCATAAGGGGGTAGTCCACCACCACCACTAGGAGCATCTGGCTCTGTTTCATCAGGGGCATCTGGGTTGAATGTAGGAATACCTGTTAGATTAATAGTGCCTATATTTGTTATTGTCGTACTAGGGACTCCTGACTCAGAAGGATTACCTAATCTCGAAGTTCTGGTAATGTTATTTATATCATAAACAAAGTGGCCTCTAGGAGATACACTACTACCAAACTCAGCATCTTTAACAAAATCAGAATCGAATACTATATTACCTGAACCATCATCTATAATCCCTACAGAAGCTACATCAGCATTACTAGGGTACTCTGCTTCTTTATCAAAGTATGCAATAGCTACATTCTTACGAGTACTCGAATCATTTAAATCGGCTTTATCTTGATACCAAGTACTGTTGAATAAGTTATATTTGTGATTGTCGTCTAGTGTAGCAGGTCTTTCTGATACGGATAGGCCATCGTCTACAAGCTCGAAGTCCCTTATGTATATCTTAACACTACCTACCAGTATCTCTTCAGTGAGACTGTCATACTCGCATAGGATTGGGTTATCCCCATTACTAGTAGTTATTGTTAATAGATTGGTTGTCTGAGCAATCTGTGTAGCTACCACTGCATCTGATATAGTGACTTCGGATATATAAGTGAAGTCTGCATCAACTGCATGAAATCTTAATAGTGTTCTAGGTGTCTCATCTGTAACAGTGACAACAACAAGACTAGGTCCACGCCAGTAGAATACATTCTCTAATTTAGCATTATTACCTACTACATTGAAGTCGGTTACAAGCTTATCAAATCCGAGTCTACGTTTACGTATTAAACCGTTTCTGTCAATTGTGAAGTTAAGTTCATCACTAGTAGCTCCTTCAGGGAAAGCTAAAGAGGAGGCTTCAGTAACAATACCGTTAGCCATACTTATGTAATCTTTTTGACCCGAAGCTCTCATCCGTACCTCATACTAATTAATCTACAAGCCCTACCAAGTAAGGCGGCTTTGTTTTAGCTTACAGGGTAAATAGCAGGCCTATTCACGCCATCCGTTGTATTCATGGCATTAATAGAGAGGCTGTTAATACTTAAATCACCTGCCCCGCCTCGTCTAATACCTATAAAGGCGCTCTTTACCGCATCGGAAAACTTAACGCTTACATTGCCTTGTGAGTCTGCCCCCGTCTGAAAGCCTGACCCGCTCAAGCTAAATGTATTGTTAGCCGTCCCTATTGCAGGTGTCCCAGTGGTAATTACTGCGCCTGAAGCATCATAGCAAACTACAAAGCCCCTGTGTCCATTAGCACCAAATAGACCCGCTGACACATTAAACGATTTTACTTTATCTGTGCTTACTTTTACACCAATAGCTTTACTTGTATCTGTTATAGTCACTGAGTTAGTTGCCTGAGTGCCAGATAAGAATGTAACTATACTGCCGTCCGTACCTTGTGCAATTGCTAGTTTATTAGTAAATGAAAGTAAGCCAGCACCAGCAACGCTTGATGAGGTAAGTATATCGTCATTCGTAAAAATCTGGTGACTGTGATTTTCGTGTCTTGTGTTACCCGATGTAGTTATATTGTCGGGCGATTGCGAGTTATCAGTCACACCTATCGAGTCAGCATCATTAAAGCCCACCTCAACAAAGTTTCTTATCGCATCACTATCATAATAAGCAATTACCCCTGTTTTCTCGCTTCTACAGTCGATTACATGGTTATTGCTGGCATATCTAAAGTATGAGCCTATGCAAAGCTCTGGTGCGTCTGTTTCGTTCATTTCAAAACTAGGCTTTAAAAATACATTGCTGTTCACAAATGTGTTAGGTGGGTCTATAGCTCCATCGAGTACTATGCCAAATCTTGTTTTGTCTGAATTAACATTATCAAAGACACCAAAGCGACCACCTATAAACGTATTTTCATTACACCAACCATTTAGCACTGGTTTAATTAGTACGCCCCGTTTATTGTTGATTAAATACCCTAGCGTTAGATTGTTGTAGCTAAAGCCAGAACCATCGCCTTGTACTATAATTCCATTTGTAAAGCCCTGTGCGCGTCTTATTCTAACTAAGTCGAATGAGTTTAAGTTAACTAATGAAATACCTGTGCAGTTATCATCCGACCAATCAGATTGATTTGTGTTAACTATAGATAAATCGATTTCAGAGGGGCCTATTACCGCCTCGCCTGTCTCACCAATTACAAATGCGGCTTTATTGTTCACACCGTCATACGTAATTAATCCAGTAACTTTTATAGATGGTATTCTATTGTTACTCACTCGTACATTAATCGTATCGGTTATTCTCGGCTTACCGTCAATAATAACAGTCATTTCTTTACCTGCTAACACATCGACCACAGAGCTATCAATCATAGCTTGCATAGCTAATGTATCATCAGCCTCATTGTCAGCCACACCCCCACATTGAGTAAGCCTGAGCGTATCACCCTTAACAAGTACCGCTATATTCGCATTAGTTAAAAGGTGATTAACATAACCATCTACAGCACCGTTAGCTTGTATCTCAAACACCAACCCCTCAACTAAAGCCCCATTTGCATAGTACCTCTTACATCTTACATACTGCCCTACAATAAGGTTAGCTAATTTCATTTCAGATATATTATCGAATACAAGGGATACGTCTGTAGATACATTAATTGTATCAGGTATATCTACTTTCCTAGCGGCATCATTATCATTAAGAGGCGCACCTAGATTAATAATACGATTACTGTTAGCATCTAGTGTATCCAGTAATTCATTGCTTTGTCCTGTACTTGGATTCCTATCCAACTTATCCGCAAGAGCCACTTCAATCTTCTCTAATTCGTTGTTCACAGGAGCGAGAGAGCCTGTTAGCGTATTTCTAGTATACGTTGTCATTACTTATAGCCACCTTGTAAGAATTTCTTAATAGCACCAACACTCTTATATTGAGTAGGTATCTCAATACCCTTTAAACGTGCGTAGCCGAGTAACTCAGCCTTCTTCTCTAGAGAGGCAAGCTCACCTACAGGGGTAATAACTTCTTGCTCTAAAGAGGCGTTATATCGAGTGAATTGAGCCTTAGCTTCTCTTGCAGAGAGGAAACCACCTTTCAACTTTTCGGCTGTAGCTCCATTTCTCACCCATCGGAACAGTCCATCATACTCTAATGTGTACTCTGTACCATTATTAGCTACGTACTTATCCTTCTTATCTATCGTACTCATGCTCCATGCCCTCTTGGTACATAATTACCTGAAATACCCATTCTCCCATAGCCTTTTTTACCACGGCTACTACCTAATGTTCTGTTGTCTTGTTGTAACTTAATTCTAGAGCTCCTAGCTTTAGAGGAAATCATACCTATTGGTTGTTGGTGTATCAGTGTTAAAGCCTCATCAAGAAACATGTATAAGTATGCTTCTGATAGGTGGCTTGGTACTGGTACTATGAAATCGTCTTCTTGGAAAAATACTTCTTCACCACTAGCCACAATCTTAGTCTTACTGCTTTGCAGTGTCGTATCGTAATCCGAATGATAAGAATTAAAAACCACATACTTATTATCAAAAGATGTACAATAAGAAGGGAATTGATTAGTAACGACAACCATTTTATTTTCATCAAAACCCTCCACTAATAAAGTGTTATCCCCTTCCATTGCAGTGGTTCTAGCAATAAATTCCAGAGGGGGAAGATATATCACCTCCTTATATTGAGTCTTACCAGTTTTTGATATGTTGTAATATACCTTACTCTCCTGTATCTTCTGGATATCAGTGGGGAGTAACATATAGTTAGGACGAGTGGTGTCTGATAAGGAGTTCAAGGTTCTCTCTTTCATCGTAAATAAAAGATTAGGGAAATCCTGAACCATCTTATAGTACACACGCTCTGCTAACTTAGCTACTTGTTGACTCTCATCTGTATCGTAGATACTGTCTACGTAGAAGCCAGAAGTAGCATCTAAATACTCTTGTACTACTTGTAATAGTGTTCTCTGCATTTATTTCTCCAAGAAATCTTATAAATAGCACTCCGAAGAATGCTATTGAAAGACTACCTATTTACACAGGTGTTGCAATCGTAATCAAAGTTTCAGGACGTTTTAAGGCGAAGCCATAACGACAAGTAGCAGACCACTCATCACGCTTGAAGTTCGTATTACGGAAGAACTCTGTCTCAGGGCGTTGACGTACAGCACCCATGAAAGGCATAGATGTAGCATCAGCCATTGACATAGCGATACAACCCTTACCAGTAATAGCCGCATCACTAGTACCGTCAGATAGAGTAAGTGACTCGGCAGTAATATCAGGTAAGTTATGACTCACCATAATGTTAATACCTGCAATATTGCGAACAATATTAAGCTTGTCACCAAAACCTGTTTGTACTA